TAGTTGCCTCTCACTGGAATGATGGTGAGACGTGCGGGGGTCGAACCCACGACCAACAGATTAAAAGTCTGCTGCTCTACCAACTGAGCTAACGTCCCTTTCATTTAACCGTGAGCTATTTTAGGCGTTGAAATAAAGCTCATACCGTCCTCAAAACCCTGCTGATAGGCTAAATCATAGATTTCCTGAAGACTCATGTTCTTGAGTTCTATGATATGTCCTCTATCCGCAGAACGTACTTTCCAGTCTTCGTGCTCTTTCTCCATCCCCATACTTGTATTTTCCATCCTGCTTCCCTTACTTTTGGTAATAGTTCACTTGCCATTATTTTCTTGATTCTGTCGCTAACGCCACTGGCTGTTGCCTGAACCGCCAAGGTCTCATCTCGCTTGATAGCCAATATATCTATAAAGCCAAACAAGTCCTGGCGTATTCTGGCGTGTGGATTCCACTTTTCAACAATAGCGACCGTATAGCCTTGCTCCCGCAATACCGCTAATGTTCGAGAAGTTGGAGATTCCTTTGCCATCAGAAGGGTACGTCATTGTCATCACGACTTCTGTTAAACGTATTTGGCTTCCTTGCATAACCTGGAGTTACCTCTTTAGGTTGCTGCTCCTCTAGCTTCTTTTTCTTGAGCCAATTATCTTCACGAACAGAGAACATGGTTGTGCCCTGTTTTGTCTCTTTCTGCCACAAACCAAAGTTAACCCGCTCCCCAGCCTTGTAGTCTAGGTCTAAGACCAAGTGACCTGTAAAGTCTGGACCTTGCGGATGCTTTTTGTTCTCTGGAGCTACATAAAACAGAGTTCCGTAGCCTTGTTTGTCGGGATAGTTGTTGTTAGTTGCCATGTGTTTCTCCTGATAAATATTTGTATTGGGCGTACTCTTTCCCGCCCTCTCTAACCATTTTTGTAATGATGCGGTGTCCCTCTTTTCGAAGGACTTCGATATGGGCTGCAAGCCTGAACGAACCGTAGTGCTTGAGGGCATCCTGTGGTGTGATGGTGAGTCCATTTTGTAGGTGTCTCAAGATATTGCTCTTTTGAGTTCCTAAACGTCCTGAGACACTGACTGCTTTGGGAGTGGATTACCCCCTGCCTCTGCGATAGCTGCCTTAACCTTCAGTTTCTCAACTGTCGTAAACCCGTCAACTACGAACTCATTAGCTACTTTCAAAGACTCTACCTTCTTAGCCTTATCGTCATCACTAATCTTGTTGGATGACATGATTCTGCTAACCATGTTGCCGTAAGCACTAATCCAGTCTTCCACAGAGTGGTAACTAGAGTGTGGCTCGTCTAGGTTTGGTACGTAGAGCTTGAACGCCCCATCTTCATTTTGAATAACAACATCCTGATTCTCTGTCTCGACTCGTTCTGCAATACCCATGTCAATCGGCTTACTTGGCGTAAAGTCTTGTACCTCCTCTGGCGTATAGACCCCAACGACACATCCTGGGTAGACAGACCTGATACCTTCCGATACGCACCTAGCACGTAACATTGCCCGAGGATAATTCCTCCAGTTGTCCTTGTTTGCAATCCCAATGCTCTTAGCTTGCGCCAACGACCATGAGACTTCAAGAGACCCTCCTGACGGATGGCTAAATACGCCTGTGACCTTCTCATCTGTGTAATCCTTCCATTGAACCGAACCTCCTGCCTGTTGAAAACGTGCAAGCATTGCATCTGCCTTCAGAGCTGGTCTGCCTTGGATAATATGAAAATCCCTCATTGCTATAGCAGGATGCAAGTTTTCCGCTTGACAGAGCAACATAATCGCCATTGCTTCCTCTGGATTTTTAAATCCAAACATTCTCGATTTAGATGCCACTTCAGCCATCTGTTGAATATCTGCTAAAGGTACGATATTAGACATGAGCTACCCCTTTGCTAAGGTTGTATTTTGTAATGTTTCTACGTGATGCCTCAATTTGAGAAGGCTTCATCTTTGTCAAACCAGTCTTAAATGCGTGTATTTTGTTCTCTTTAGGAGTGCACCATTCAAGATTTTCTACATGATTGTTTGCTTTGTTTCCGTCAATATGGTTAACGTGAGGTTTACCATTTTTAGTTAAAAAAGAATCGGCAACCATGCGGTGAACTTTTTTGTTCTTACGCTTACCATCTTTGAAAAGGCAAACGTATTGATAACCACCTCTGTCTACGCAAACGCTTAACCAGCGACCCTCTAATCGAGAGGCTTTAGGATAAGCCCACACACGACCTTCTTTGGTTACAGCGTAAAGACCTTCGTATTCGGTTACATCAATCATCTTTATTCTCCCTTGCTTTCATCATTTCATCTGCTATTTCGTAAGCCTCTTTAGCAATATGGTCAATTCTATAAACTTGATTCCAAGGCTTATGAGCAAATAGCCCTTGCATGGCTAACCCTGCAAACCAGTCTCTAAGACTTACGGGTAATTGGATTTCCATTTTCTTTTCTTCTTGCTCTATATTCTCTTTGTCTTTGATTGTATTTTTCACGATTTTGTTCCACCCATTTTTTATACGATTCGTCACTGCACTTATTGCAATAACTTTTTCTTTTTAAAACCCCTTGTCTATGTGCATCCAAATAAAAATCATTTTCATGTTTAATTGATTTGCATTTAGGACAATATTTGTGGTCTTTAGGCATTTCTCGATATGTATCTTCAGGCATAAATGCGTGTCTTGTATTACATGACAAACAAACAATGCCCAAAGTTCCATCTCTGTAATGCTGAAGCGTAGCAACCGTTGAACGACCATCTTTAGCTCTCCAATTCATCTTAACTTTGCAATCTGGACAAATCATTTCAGGGTCAAATAAAACTTCTAATTCTTCATGACTAGGAACATATTTATTTGCTTTTTTTGCTCCAGACCTCATTGAGCCAAAACGATAATGCCTCTCACAAAGTTTTTGATGACCTTGTTGAATTACCGATGGTTTTTCACACTTCGCACACTTCATAATAATCCTCCTTGTTATACCAATGGTATAGCATCATGGATTGTTTTGCAACTCCTTTATCAATGTATCTGCTAATTTCACGCACATTTTTACTATTTCCTGCGTTTCTTCTTCTGAATCATCGCAAGATGGACTCATTGCATTTAATGCTTGTCCTGCATAGTATTGGCGCAAATCCATGCCTTGTTCTTCCACAATTAACCCTGTGGTTGGGTGTTTGTACATGATTGGATATGCTTTCATGCTAATTTTTCCCAAATAGATAGTAGTGTGTCGATAACGGAACTAGCCGTCAAAATGTATAGTGCCCAGTCAGGATTACTCATTTGTACCCCACTGGACAAAGAGTTTCATCGGCAACCACAACTATTGGAGGTACAACCATACCAATGAAAAATACACCAATAATCAAGTTCCATGTACTGAGCTTGTAAACCAAAGAAGGATTCTTGTCATCAAATGCACCTATACAATTCCCGTATTCGGTTCTTGTCGTGCATCCAGAAAGAAGAACAAGAAGGATAAATAAAATGGTTAGTTTTTTCATTTTAGTAAGAACCTCCTAGAACCTGGGAACTCCCTGACAAACTGCTTATAAATGTCAGGCATGGATTGCTCGAATAACTTGGCATCAAACTTATTGCTTGCTTTTGCAGCCTTCCATGTTGCCAACACTTTCCCGTCTATGGTCTGTAAACTTGCAGCAGTTTCCATAAACCCAGCTATTAGGGTCTGTAACTGCTCCTCACGACCTTCCAAGAGCTTAATTTCCTCTTTGATGCTACGTAGAGCTTGGCAAGCCTCCTCAACGCTCCTAGAAGCCATTCTGACGCTTTCTGGCGTATCTTTAGGGTAAAGCATCTTCACTTGCTCTAAGTCTTCTGGCGGGAGAGTAGTCCCTGCCTGTACATGACCCCATATTTTTGCCATGTTTTGAATTAACTCATCCTTTTGTTGGTTAGAGATGTCAAATGGGAACATGACGAACTCTTGTCCGCCAAATAGGACGGCTAGGTAGATGCGAGTATTTCCGAATACTGCGGTTTCGTGGACTAACTGAGCAAAATCAGCGTCAGGAATGGTATTAGAAATATCGTCAAACTTATTACGCACACCAGCGTTATAGTTTTTGCACTCGACCAGAATTGTTTGTCCATCTTTTGTCCCTGCAAAGTCAAAATGTGATTTAAACCAAGATTCTTTCTTATGGGTTAAGGATTCTTCAATCTTGTTGAGTTCTACTCCTAGTTTTGCCTGAGCCAGTCTGCCGATGACGGGTTCCATGACGTGACCCATCTGGACGGCTTCTATAGCTGACAAATCTGGGATGTCCATCTTCCCTTGTTTGGTGAGGATGACCTCATTAGCCTTGCCTTGGGCTACTCTGCGGGAATCTCCTGACCAGATAGCGGAATTACGTGTTTGTGGTGTGAAATCAGACATGGTTAACCTCCAAAGTAACGGGTTCAACGTTAAAAGGTGAGCCAGATTGCTCTTTAGCCACAAAATAGTTGGCTTCCATGCGACAAGTATCCTGGGTCTCGTAGTTCTTGCGTTCTATAGAGCAGTAGGGTAGGTCATCGTAAGGCGTAGGAGAGCCGTCTACAGGGCTTATAGTGACTTTACGGGCACATTTACCAAACTCTGGCTTATGGCTTTCCTTACACGTGTAATAGATACAGTTGATACAGAATTTCATAGTGTTTTCACTTTCATTTCTAAGTTAGGAAATATCACCACATATATGATGATGAGAGGATTATAGCATTAGATGATTAGTCTAAGATAAATTATTTTCTCCTATGTTGTTTTTTTGTTTTAATTTATCTTCTATTGCGGTATAAATCATAAGAAAGTCTGCAAAATCTAAATGAACCGCATATTTGTTGTAATTTATATTATAGATTTCAGATTTTTCCTCATCAGTCAACCCTACCCATTCTTTAGGATGAGTATAGAGAAGAACTCCAGAAGAACCAACTGTAACTTCTCGCCAAATACCATCGTTAAACTTTGCAAACTTTCCCACAGGCTCTTGTTCTTGCTTAATGTTTTCTCGTTGGCAATATTTACCGCAAAACCCACCGCAACTTGAACATTGTTTATCCATGTGTTACTCCTTTATGCCGTGTGCGGCTTCGATTGCTCTGGCAATTCGCATCGATGTTGAACCTTCTCGCCTGATTGCACTTCCCCGTGATGCCTCTCGAACAATTGCGACAATCTGCTCGTCCGTCAACGGCTTGCGTTGTTGTGGTTTGGTGTAGAGAGGCGAACATTTGCCACCTGGGTTGTCCCAAACCAAGTTGTCGCCACCTTTGTGATGCTCAATCCACGCTACAGGCTCACCCTGCTCCCGAATAGGGGCTTTCTCATCCCAATAATCAGGATAAACACGAATAATATGCCCAGGCTTATGCGGGTCTAGTATTTCTATGAACTTATCACCCCAATACGCTTTTGTTTCTTTTTTTATATTCATACTGCCTCCAATCCACTCATAAGAGTTACCAGGTTACCCAGTTCCTCCCTAAACCCTGCAGCATCTACCTCTGCCTCTATAAGTTTCTTATATCTTTTGATTAAGATATTCACCTCAGATATGCGTACATATATCTCTATATCTGGGGTCTTCTTATATTTAGCTTTTAGCTCTGCTTTTCGTTGTTCTAATAGTTCTATCATTCTTTACCCTCCTTAAGTACATCCCCAACTGTTTTGTGTATTGCTTTATATCTCCAAAACCAAAGACCATCATAGTAAGCGAACGGCTTACCCGTACGCTCAACGTACTCAAGCCATCTAAAATCATGGGCACTTATCTCAACTGGATACCATGCAAACCACTTATGGGGCTTTGATAGTCTCTCTATTTTTTCTAAATGGGTCTCCCCGAAATCTATCTTCATTTTTTTACTCTCAAGTTAGGATTAAATACTCTCTCTATATATATCTACATGGGTCTCTATATATAGTCTTAATACTCTGCTTTTTGGTGGACGTACCTAGCCTCCTAGGTTACGCCTTCAACTATGCTTCTCGGAGCCACAGCACCCGCCAGTCTTACGCTCATGGGGCACTAGCTTCGCCACCCCTAGGACTCTCTCAGAGCTTTCCCACAGTAGTCCATTTCCTCTAACCCTGTCGTATAGCAACACCGACAATTAGACGATTACATTCGTTAGGACAATAAAAAAAGGCTACTTTAAAAACCCCCCTAATCGCGTCCCCGTTATATTGGGGTAGGAGAGTTATCAAAATAGCCTTACTTTCTATTGCACGCGACTGCAATGGGGCTAACTATACCACAACTTTATTTATTGGGGCAATTAGGACACTTGGGGGTTTTCTGGCATACCCCCAACTCCTCACACCTAGAAACCAAGATACAGCACCACTACACTTGCACCTGCCACAAAAGCCCCTATAAGGTATAGTACTAGGTCTTGGGTGTCTAGTGTCACTTGTGCGCGAGGGGGTTTTTCGATACCAAAATCGGGTTTATACATTTTTTTCTCCTTTGTTGTCTAAGTGTTCGCTAATCTCTGCTAACCATTCTCCCGCAAATATAGCCTCATTATCAGGGGGTAAATGGGGCAAAGCCTTGATTAAAGTCTTTCTAGCCCCCTCCAATAGTAGGTTCGCATTACCTTTGTTTAATTGCTCTATTTTTCTGTAAATATGCAGCAATTTAGCATCTAGCCGATTGTCCGTGAGTTCAAGATAATCGGCAAAGACCAGGCGCAATAATTCCATTTCCATCTCTGATAGTTTCATGATGAACCCCCTGCAAGTGTTTTAATACAATCATTTAATAATAATTCAAGAGTATTAAAACTCTGATAATCATCTGCATCTGGGTCGTTTATGATTGCTAGAATCTCTTTTAATGAGTGTAAAACTTGTTTTATATGTTCTTCTTGATAAGTTCTCATTGTTTGACCTCTTTAATTGTGAAACTATCAGGCGTGAGGGTTTTATCCATGAAAAAGCCTTTAGAGCAATATTCAGGCGCTAAAACCTTAATCCAGCGCTCCGCACGCTCTAAGCTATGAAAATAGCCATGTACGGCTAACGGGTTAGATTTTTCAACTACTTTATATCCAATCATACGGTCACCTCAAAAGTAGCTAATTTATATCCCCTGCGGTTTTCTAGCTTATAGCTTAATTTAAACTCTTTTCGTCTTAATTGATTAAGCTCTACTTTATCTCTGAACATATTAGAGCCTACTTTAGTCGTTACCATTGAGGGAGTAGAAACCCCTAGATTCAGGAGATAGTTAAACTTTTCTTTATCATCCATGTTATTTAAACCCTTGATAGAGTCACCAACGCCATTAAAGAATTGGTCGTTAACGTCTTTAATAATTGCCGTTACTTTCATAATTACCTCATAAGTTAGGATTGATGCAAAATAGCATCCCCTAGAAGCCTCATAGAAGCCCCTAGAAGCTGTTATTTAAGCGAATTGAGGCTTAGGCATGGATAACAAGTTTTTAAGCTCATAAGTACTCAAATACTCTACTAGCTCGTTGATGCCTTGTTTTACCTTGCCCTGATGCTTTGACGTAGTAACTGAATACTTATCCTTGTTTACAAACCACGTATTGGATTGATAAACTGCTACGGGAAAGTGTTGACCATAAGAGTAAACAACATATTTATCTCCGTCAACGAGAGCAAATAGAGTGCCATTACAGTTGAAAGCCTTACGCTCAGAAACTAATGCGGGAACTTGTTTAAGTGTAGTTTTCATGATTAAACCTTTAGGAAAGATAACGATAGTAAAAGCACTATCGCATAGCCCTACACGTAAGGCTATACGCTATCGCTTTAAGCCGTAGCCAATTCCTCACGAATGTAATTAGTGCTTATGGTGCGTCTACTTGCATCGTAGCCCCGTGGTTTATTCTGATTACCGCAAAGCATAGGATAGAGACTAAATCCACAACCATTCTCAAACTTACGGGATTCGATAAGCTCATGTTTAACCCAGCGAACCCTTATTTCTAATTCTTTAAGAGTTCCCGTAAATTCCTCATTATGTATTGTCGAGAATGGCATCATCATAACCATGCCTTCAGATGCTCCACGATAAGCCGAGCACGCTCTAATCATAAATTTGTATTGTTTCATTTTGTAACCTTTAGGAAAGATTGTTTAAGTTAAGATTTAAACGATAATTACTTATCGCTTAATATGTATTATATATATATAAAATGTATTGTCAACAATTATTTTCTAACTATTTACCCTATGTAGAATAAAGTATTATCATGTATTATTGTCGCTATATGTATTCATATATGTAGAGCTTATGTATAATATCTTATAGAGATAATATCTATGATGTGTCTGTTATATGTCTATATATTAAACAAGCCTATACAGACCGTAAGCAAATAGCGGGGTGACTATCACCGCTCTTTCACAATAAATATTTAAGTATTACCTAAGCCTATGCCTCTCCACAAAGGGAAAGGACACGTGTCATAACTATGCAAGTCATAACCATGCGTGCGTGGCAAGTGTTGGGGACTGAGAGGTGTGTTGTGCGTGCCCCCCACACTGCCCCCCCCATAAAAAATTTTATATATCTGACAGACGGTCTAGCGTGATGGTGTCGAGTAGGTTGATGGCATGTGCTGCTGAGTAGACTATACGTGTGGGTATACGAGCGTGTACGTTATAGGTGGGCCACATAGGTCCTGTATCTACGCCTTGTATACGGTTGACTCCTTTTGCTAGGCATCCTATGTCTGTGACGGTCATACCCAGTTCTAGGGTGGATTGGCATAGCCCTGTAGGGTAGGTGGTGATGACTGTTGAGCCTTCGTCAATATACTTCTTGGTAAGTCTCTCAAAGAACCAGGGGTTGTAGTCTGGTAGCTGGTTAGACATGGGGACACTGTTGACGATGAGTACGTCATATTTGGGGTACTTTTTCCTGGTTAACTCTGGGTAGTCAAAGAGGAAGGTATCTGGAGTTTGTATAGGGTTCATGACTCCTAGTTTGTTAGCCAGGTAGGAGAACCAGTCTAGGTGAAAGGCTACCCAGTTCTTGTTTAACGGACTTCTATAGAAATATCCGTCTACCCCTATCCAAGCGTTGGTAGCGTCTCCCCTGTGGGGTAAGTCCTGCAGAGTAAGGGGGACACCCTCACAGACGGGGAGAAGTTGCGGGTGATACTCTTGTTTGCAGTAGTGGATACATTCAATACTGGAATCTTCTTGACAAACCCTGCGTAGGAAGTTGAGGTGATGGAGCTGGTCGCCTAAGTGGTACTCGTTGTAGGTCCTGATTAACATTGCTTCTCCTTAAAGTTATGATATTATATGGTTATAGGTAGAGGTGATTATATGGAGATATTAGAGATAGAAAAAGGTAGCTTACTGCCTAGCCCACGGGTGGTGTACGCATATCCGTATGACAGTATGGAGGTGGGGGATAGTTTTACAGTTCCTGTGACGGCAAGAGCGAAGGTGCTCAACGCCAACTACAGGGCATCTAAGAGACTGGGATACAAGTTTTCTAGCAAGTCAGAGGGTGAGTTACTGAGGGTCTGGAGAGTATTGTGATAGAACTACTGTGGATGAACGAGGATGAGCTACGTGAGCACTGCCACGAACTGGTAGAGGCTTTGCTTATTTCTGAGCACCACAGGATAGAACTTGTTAACAACATGGGGAAAGCGTTAGCGTATGGATACAACAGAGGATATGCAGATGCGTCTGTACAACTCAAGATTGAGACTGAAGAAAGAGATGCAAAGAGCACTCTCTTGCATTAGCCCTGGGTCTAAAAGATACCTGGCAAAAGAATGGAGGGAGAAATACTCTGACATTGTTTATCAAGAATTAATACGGTGTGCTAAAAACCGTAAAGCAGCAGAAGCAATATCTAACTGGAATATAGAGGAAATGAAATGATAGGCAAGAAATTAACAGCAGCCGTAGTCACGGTAACCAAAGGTAGGCCTGAGCTAGACAAGTGTATAGCCTCTATACAAGCTCAAACATACCCTGTCCAGCACTACCTACTGTACGACAACGGTATGCTCCCCAAACTCCTCTTGCAGAAGAACCAACACGTCTGTGTATTTCCAACAGGCATAGCCCATCCTGACAAAGATGGTCGTAGATGGTTGGCTGCAGTACCTCACCTGATAAACGAAGACGTAGTGTTCTTCTGTAACGATGATGATTGGTTTGACCCTGACCATGTAGAGTCCCTTATGGAAATCATTAAGCGGGGTAACGACTGGGCGTATGCACTGCGTAAGATACATGACAAGGACGGTAACTTCTTGTTCAACGACAGGTGTGAAGCCTTGGGTGACCTCCATGAAGACTGGAACAACAAGGGTTGTAACTTTGTGGACTGGTGTATGTGGGGTATGCGAACAGAAAAGCTAAAGGGAATATCTGCAATCCTTGGTATGCCTGGCTTTGGTAGTGACCGTGAGTTTTACAGAGTAGCCAAACAAATGTTCCCTAAGTACGGTACGACCAAGAAGCACAGCTTTAATTTCAGACTGGGTGGTAACCCTGGTAGTGTGACAAAAGAGTTCTTTGATGCTGGTCACAAACACATGACAGAAAAGTACGGTGAGACGATGCCCTGGGAGGCGTGATGGATTTTGATTTACAAAAGTTCTATAAGTTCTGTGCCGAGCTAAAGATTGAGACCAAAGAAGAAGGTCTCAAGAAAATGGGTAAGCTCCTGGGGACACAGACCTATGTTATGGAAGAAATAGATAGGGGGTTAAAAGATGACGTTCATTTCTTTGTTATTCTCAAAGGTCGTCAGTTGGGTATCACTACTGTTAGCCTTGCCCTTGATTTGTATTGGCAATTTACTCACCCTGGTTGGCAGGGTACTCTTGTCTCCGACACTGAAGAAAACAGAGATATGTTCAGGTCAACTCTGGGAATGTATATTGACGGTTTACCCAAGGAGTACAAGATTCCTTTGGTTGCTCACAACCGCAATCAAATGGTCCTCAAAAACAGGTCCCGTATTTTTTACCAAATCGCTGGAAACAAGTCTCGATTGGGTCAAGGTAAAGCTATCACGTACCTACACGCAACTGAAACAGCGTCTTGGGGCAATGACGAAGGTCTAGCCTCCCTAATTGCATCTCTTGCAGAAAAGAATCCTCAGCGTCTGTACATCTTTGAATCCACCGCACAGGGATTTAATATGTTCCACGACATGTACAAGACTGCCAAACGAGCTAGAACACAACGTGCAATCTTCTGCGGATGGTGGCGTAACGAGTATTATTCTGTTCACCCTGACTCTAAAGAGTACAAAGTCTACTGGGACGGCAAGTTAAAGCCTGACGAGAAAGAATGGGTGAAAGAAATTAAAAAACTGTACGGGGTTGAGATAAACTCCCGTCAAATGGCATGGTGGCGGTGGAAGATGGCTGAGGGTATCAAAGACGAAACCCTTATGTATCAAGAGTTTCCGCCTACAGAAGACTATGCTTTTGTAATGACAGGTACGAGCTTCTTTTCTAACAGTAGGTGTACAGATGCAGCCAAATACGCAAAATCCCTCGACTACGAATGTTACAGATACGCCTTTGGACAACTGTTCCAAGACACAGAGTGCCTACCGTCCTCAGACCGTCTGGCAACGCTTCGGATATGGCAACAACCCGTTGACACAGCCTACTACGTCATTGGAGCAGACCCCGCTTACGGCAGCTCAGATTGGGCTGATAGATTTTGTATCCAGGTCTTTAGAGTCTATGCAGATGGACTTGACCAAGTGGCAGAGTTTGCTACCTCAGAACTCAACACATATCAGTTTGCTTGGGTCATTGCCCACCTTGCTGGAGCGTACAAGAACTCAACTCTTAATCTGGAAGTCAACGGACCAGGGCAAGCAGTCATCAACGAACTGAGAAACTTAAAACGCCTGGCAGCAGCCATACAAGGTCCTATGGCTAAGGACATGATGGACGTACTCGGCTCTATGCAAAACTACATTTGGCGTAGAAACGATACGATGGGCGGTCTGTCTAACTCCATAGGTTTCCTGACCACCTCATCATCCAAAGAACGTATGCTCTCCTACATGAAGGATTACTTTGAGCGTGGCATGATGGGCATCTTCAGCATGGACACTCTAGAAGAAATGAAAGGAATAGTCCGTGAAGACGGATTCATAGGCGCACCTGGTCGTGGTAAGGATGACCGTGTAATTGCAGCAGCACTGGCAACCATTGCATGGGCAGAGCAAGTCCAACCTAGACTTATTGGTATGCGTTTGTCAAAAGAAATGTCGCTACGTCAAGATGAGTACACCCCTGAACAACTGGCTGTTGGCAAGAATGTAAGTAATTACTTAAAGATGATTGGCGTATACGGAGGCAGAGATGCGTCTCACTAAGTCTCAACTGACAAAAGAACTTAAATTATTCCTAGCCGACAAAGACAGAGGTATTTCTATTAAGAACTTTTGTGAGATTGCAGGTATATCTGAGCGTTTGTTTTTACTCATGATTAAAGAAGACAAAGCGCCAATGACTGAATCTTCTCAGCGTGGACTAAACAGGGCTTATGAGCATTGGAAAGAAGGGCGTATACGGGTAATGAAAAAACATACCAACGAGACTTATCCTGATTACAGGAAAGAACCTGCGCCCCCAATAATTCCGATGAGTAAGCTCGTTATGACAAATACGGGGTTTAAAGTCCAAAATAAACCCGTAAATAGGCATGACTATGCGAATTTTGGCAATATTTTGATAACAAGGGGGTAATATGGCAGTTTTAAAAGATTATTTGTGTACAGAGCACGGTGTATTTGAATCTAGGGAGGCAAAGTGCCCTATAAAGTTCTGTAAAGGCGAATTATCGGTAATTTTCCTAAAACCAGTGGGTTTAAAGTCCGAAAAGACCAAATCTAACGACAGAAACCTAAAACAACTGGCTTTAGAGTTTGATATGACCGATATTAAGTCTACAAGGGCTGGAGAACACCAAGAAGGCTATCTAAAACGCAAAAATAAGCTATCTGACAAGGAATTTGCTCAGGCTGGTGAAGCTATGGCTCATAATCAGAAGATGCAAGAGGAACAGCTTGTTCAGCAAAGAATGAGTGGCGCAATGTGGGGTAATGGTGGTAATATCAACCTCAAATCCGTCATGTCAGGGCAGTTTAAACCTGTCGCAGACGAGTCCGTTAGCGTTTTACCGAAAAGTGTAGGACAATTTGTACCACCTAAACCTGGCGTGGGGACTATGAATGACCATGAGGGTTTGAAGATTAACACCAGCGCGGAGTAAACATGAAGATACCAAAGGGGATGCTAGACAGAGATGAGTTCTTTAGGGACATCATCTACAAATGTGAAGTTTCTTTGGCATCTCGTAAAGTAGACTATGCCTCTCTGCGTAATTGGTATTTGTTTGGTAACGGTCCTGACGAAGCTCCTGCTCTTTACAACAAAATATTCCCGCACTTAGACCAGGTTACTTCCTTCCTGTATTCGGCTGAGACAACTCGTTTCTCTATCAACCTGGGCGCATCTGTCCCTGAGAACGAGCACAGGAAAATACCAACCCTTACCAAAGCGCTCAACAACGAGTGGCTAAATAGCAACGCTGACCAAGTTTTTTCTACAGCTACTACTTGGGCGCTTGTCTACGGGACAACTTACGTTAAGCTCATCATGAACAACGGTATTCACCCGTACATGGTTGAGCCTGGGTGTGTGGGCGTGTTGCGTGAGGATATTACCTACACCGACAGGCAAGAAGCCATCATCCAAAAATATTACATCACCAAGTCTGAGCTATACACCAGACTGTACAGCCACCCTAACAGGGACAAGATTATTCAGCGCATGAACTCCATGCCACATGAGAGGACTGAAATTGCGAATGGTCTGGAACGTATTATTATTTCTCAGTCTAACCCTACTATATACGGTAATGTTAATTTGGATTTGGCTGGTGGCAATCGTTACAAAGCTGAGGTCTCTGAAGATACGGTAGAGATGACCGAGCTGTGGATTTGGGATGATGA